TTCAACCAGAAGTGGTCGACATGACTGCAGCTGCGGCATCGGTCATACCTTTTGAAGAAGCTGACCCCGCCGACATCATTGACGCCCAAGTCAAGACGGCAGAGTGGTTGAAAGACTTAGAGCTTGATGACGAAGAAGCAGAGTCCAAGGCAGACGCGCAAGCCGCGCGCCAATCGTTTGCCGCACTGGTCACAGGACAACCCCCACAGAATACACAGCAAGCGCTTGCTAACATAAAGGCGCCAGCGGCAGTCCAGCATCTGGTGGGAATGCTCACAGCCTACGACTGGGCGTTTGTGGAGCAGGCCAAGGAGCTACGTGGTTTTGCCGTGGCTAAGATTCTTGAAGAAGTCAAACACCCCGACGCCCGTATCAGGCTCAAAGCTTTGGATATGTTGGGCAAAGTCACGGAAGTCGCGCTGTTTACGGAGCGTGTCGAGGTCAAGAAGACCGAGATGTCAGACGTAGAGCTGGAAAACCGCATCAAGGACAAGCTCAATAGGTTCATGGGTGTCATTGACGTTGTGGATGTGACGGAAGAAAAGTCTGATGAAGCCTGAAAACTTCACAACGCTCAGCAAGCTGGAGCTTGAAGCCATGGCCAAGGCCCTGCCGCACATGACGCTGGCAGAAAAAATAGAGTTGTTTGAGGATTTGGAGCTTAGAGAACAACGCGCCAGCTTGCAGGCGGCTAAAACAAACATGCTGGGGTTCGCTCAAAGCGTCTATCCGGGCTTTAAGATCGGGCCGCACCACAGGAAGCTGGCCAAAATCTTCACAGATGTGGTTGAGGGCAAGAAAAAGCGTGTGATTATCAACATCGCGCCACGTATGGGTAAGTCTGAATTTTCATCTTATCTGTTCCCTGCGTATTTTTTAGGCAAGTATCCCAACAAGAAGATCATCATGGGCACCCACACCGCTGGTTTGTCCGAAGACTTCGGTCGGCGCGTGCGTAACTTGATCGATTCGGAGGAGTACCGTGAAGTCTTCCCCCAAACTCTGGTGGCCGACGACCAAAAAGCGGCTGGTAAATGGTCTACAAGTGCTGGCGGCCAGTACTATGCGGCTGGTGTCGGTGGTGCTTTGGCTGGCCGTGGCGCTGATCTATTTGTTATTGACGATCCACATTCTGAACAAGATGTAAAGTCCAACTCACGCCTAGCTTTTGACACCGCATGGTCATGGTTCCAGACTGGCCCACTGCAGCGCTTGATGCCGGGCGGTGCGATCATTGTGATTATGACCAGATGGTCGCTGTTAGACCTGACTGGGCGCCTGATTGACTACCAAGCACGTAACCCAGAGGCGATTCCTTGGGAAATCGTAGAGCTTCCGGCCATTCTCAATGAGAACACGGACGACGAGAAGTCTTTGTGGCCAGAACAATGGCCACTGCCTGCACTGAAAGCGACAAAAGCGTCGATTGACCCACGGTATTGGAACGCGCAGTACATGCAGCAGCCCACTTCCGAGACTTCAGCCATCGTTGGGCGCAAAATGTGGCGGATCTGGGAAGGCGATGAGCCCCCACGCTGTGACTATGTCATCCAGTCGTGGGATACGGCGTTTGAGGTCAAGAATAACTCCGACTATTCGGCATGCACGACATGGGGCATCTTCTACAACGAGGAAGAGAACGATACGCCGCAGGTTATCCTGCTCGATGCGTTTAAAGACCGCATGGCTTTCCCAGAACTCAAGCAAGTTGCCATGAAACACTGGAAAGAGTGGGAGCCAGATGCGTTCATCGTGGAGAAGAAAGCCGCTGGCGCTCCTCTGATCCAAGAGCTTCGTGCCATGGGTATACCGGTGCAGGAGTTCAGCCCGTCTCGGGGCAACGACAAGATGGTGCGTCTAAATGCAGTTGCGGATTTGTTCAGTTCAGGTAAAGTCTGGGCACCTGACACCCGCTGGGCGCGTGAAGTGATCGAAGAGATGGCCGCGTTCCCAGTTGGGGAGCACGATGACTTTGTGGACACGACCACACAAGCGCTTTTGCGGTTCCGTCAGGGGGGTTTCATCGCTCTTGACTCGGATGAGAAAGACGATTTGATTTACAGCATACCGCGCAAGGCGGCTTACTACTAGGAACAAACATGGCAACGAACATTGACAAGGCGCTGTATCAGTCGCCCACAGGTATTGATGAATTGGCGCAGGACGAGTCTCCCCTCGAGATTGAGATCGTTGACCCTGAGTCCGTAAAGATCGGCATCGATGGCATGGAGATTGAGATCGAGCCAGAGGAGCCATCCGCCGAAGACTTCGACGCTAACTTGGCTGAGTACGTAGACGATAGCGCCTTGGAGACGTTGGCCAGTGACTTGGCTGGTGACATCGAGCAGGACAAGAACTCCCGCAAGGACTGGGAGAAAGCATATACAGAAGGTCTGAAGCTTTTGGGTCTGCAGATGGAGGAGCGCACCGAGCCTTGGAACGGAGCCTCTGGTGTGTTCCACCCGATGATTACAGAAGCCGTTGTGCGCTTCCAGTCAGAGACAATCACTGAGACATTCCCTGCGCAGGGGCCTGTGCGTACTAAGATACTGGGTAAAGAGACACCGCAGAAACAAGAAGCCGCCACTCGTGTGGAAGCGGACATGAACTACCAGCTGACTGAGAAGATGGTTGAGTTCCGCCCTGAGCATGAGCGCATGTTGTGGTCACTGCCAGCCACAGGTTCAGCCTTTAAGAAGGTGTACTACGACCCAGCGCTTGGCCGTCAGGTGTCTATATTTATCCCTGCCGAGGACATGATCCTGCCATACGGCACATCGGACATTCAAACTTGCTACCGCGTGACGCACGTGATGCGCAAGACCAAGAACGAGATTTTGAAGCTTCAGCAAGCAGGCTTTTACCGCGACGTAGAGCTTGGCGAGCCAGACAAGATTGTTGGTGATATTCAGAAAGCCAAGGACAAAGAGACGGGCTTCAGTGATCTGAACGACGACCGCTTCACTTTGCTTGAGTGCCACGTTGACTTGGACATCAAGGGCCACGAAGATATGGACGACGATGGCGAGCCCACTGGGATTGCGCTTCCGTACGTGGTGACAATCATTCGCGGCACAAACGATGTGTTGTCCGTGCGCCGTAACTGGAATGAAGATGACCCACTCAAACTCAAGCGCCAGCACTTCGTGCACTACCAATACATCCCGGGTTTTGGAGCTTATGGCTTCGGGCTTTTCCATCTTATCGGAGGCTTTGCTAAATCCGCTACAAGCATCATGCGCCAACTCATCGATGCTGGCACGTTGTCCAACTTGCCCGGTGGCCTTAAATCCAGAGGACTGCGCATCAAGGGAGACGACACCCCGATCGCTCCCGGAGAGTTCCGTGATGTAGACATTGGCTCTGGCACGATCCGTGACAGCATCCTGCCCCTGCCATATAAAGAGCCATCGGCAGTTCTTGCCGCCCTGCTTGATAAGATCGTAGACGAAGGCCGCCGCTTCGCAGCTTCTGCAGATATGAAAGTGTCTGACATGTCTGCGCAGGCTCCTGTCGGCACAACGCTAGCCATTCTTGAGCGCCAGCTTAAAGTGATGACGGCTGTTCAGGCCCGAGTGCACTACGCCTTGAAGCAAGAGTTGCAGCTCCTGCGTGACATCATCCGTGACTACACAGATGACACATACACATACGAGCCAGAAGGCAACGACGGCCCACGCGCTAAGCAGTCTGACTACGAGCACGTAGACGTTATCCCTGTGTCCGACCCGAACGCGGCCACCATGTCTCAGCGAGTGGTGCAGTACCAAGCTGTGATCCAGATGGCGCAGATGGCTCCGGACATTTACGACTTGCCCCAGTTGCACAGACGTATGCTTGAGGTCTTGGGTATCAAGAACGCAGACAAGCTCATCCCGCTTGAAGACGACATGCGCCCAGTTGACCCTGTGACTGAGAACCAGAACATTCTGAAGCTCTCACCCGTCAAGGCGTTCTTGCACCAAGACCACCAGTCCCACATCACTGTCCACACAGCGATGATCCAAGACCCGACGATTGCCCAGTTGATTGGACAGAACCCCAAAGCACCGCAGATGCAGGCCGAGCTCATGGCGCATATTGCTGAGCACGTAGGGTTCATGATGCGTCAGAAGATTGAGCAGCAGCTTGGCATGTCCTTGCCGCCCGAAGACGAGAAGCTCCCGCCCCAGTTGGAGGTGGCCTTGTCTGGCATGATGGCTCAAGCGGCTCAGCAGGTGGTACAGCAGAACCAAGCTCAAGCGGCTCAGCAG